CGTGAAACGAGCACTCAAACTCTTGATCGTACTTATCCTGCCCCATTTCTCGGAGCGCATCATCCAGTTCTGACTGCACGATGATCTTCGTCTGACTGGCGCGGAACTCCAGCAACTTCCACCCAGGCTCGTCCTGTGCCCTATTCCGCAGGTCGTAGAAGTGATTCTGGCCTTTCGGAGTGCCGATGAACATTGCCCAGCCTTGTCTGTCGGCTAGGGCAGGGCGGATCACTTCATTCCAGATCTTGGGATTCTGATCCCCCACCTCGTCCAGTACCACTCCGTCAAAGTAACTTCCGCGCAGGGAATCCGGGTTGTCCGACCCGTACAGTCCGATCCTGCGATCCCAGAAGTCAACACGAAGCTCTGAAATGTTTGGTGTGGCTCCCAACGGACGGGTGTAGTGGAGCAGGTAGTCCCAGGCGATTCGTTTGGACTGAGCATACGTCGGGGCAATGTAGGCAAACCGTGGTCGTTCCTTCTGACACAGGACGGCTGACTTGATTAGCTGGTTGATGGCAGAGACAGTCTTGCCTAAACGACGATGAGCCACCACCACCGAAAACCGATGGTTATCCATTGCCTGATGGATTTGTAACTGCGGCTCCCTTGGCGTGTACGGGATGACTATTTCTCTTGCGCCCATGTCACCTTCAACTGTATCGGTGTTTCCCCACCCTCTGCCTCAATAACGTGGCGTTCTTTCCACCCAGCGCGTGTTTTCATCCAGAAGATCGCCGCCGCTGTATTCCCTGACTTTGCCTGCTGGAACAAGGTTTGCGCCACCTGAGCGTTAGCGTCAATCCGGCCTTCCTCTAGCTCTGTCCGGTAATGCTTCAACACAGTGTCGTGGCTGATCCCTAGCTTGGTGCCGATATCATCCACCCTCGCCCCGACTGCGGCAAGCATCTTCACTAACCTGCGGTTTTCATCCGTAGGTTTATGATCCTTTGCACCTAGTTTTCTAGTCACGTTTCTTACCTACTTCGTCGAACTCTCTACCGTCTGACTCTAACGTAGCTTTCTTCCCGGTAAAGTCCTGCCATCGCTTTACGATTACGTCAACGAATCTTGGATCGAACTCCATGATAAAAGCTTGAGCGTTGTGTTTTTCTGCTGCAATCAATGTCGAGCCAGATCCACCAAAAAAATCAGCAACTGTTTTCACCGACAAATTAAACCGCTTCAAAATCCATCCCATCAGTGCTACCGGCTTCTGCGTTGGATGAACTCGGTTCGTCTTTTCTGATGCAAGAGTAAACTGCCGAACAACGCTTCGAAAATTTGCCCAAGCTAGTTCGCAGTCTGTTTGGTCTGATTGCCCATTGTTTTTGTCCCACACCAACCAGCATTCACTGTCGGGCAAGACGGAGCAGTAGTAATTCGCTCCCCACCAAATCTGTTTTGCATCTGGCCAGAGGCCGTAAATTAACCGAAAAGCATCCTTAGCAACGTCTGGAGTATCGTCTCCAAGAATATCTTGCTTGTAATTCTTTTTCAAAACTGAAGATTTGCTAACTGCATTCATCCCGTAAGGTGGATCAGTATGAATACAATCAGGAGTTGTACCATTCATAAGACGCTCAACATCAGCCAGCATGGTGCTATCACCGCACATCAGCCGATGCCTACCCAGCAGCCACACATCGCCCAGCCTTGTTACCGGCTCCTCCGGCACCTCCGGGACAGCATCCTCATCCGTCAACCCTTCCGTTACCTCTATCGGCTTCAGCGCATCCATTTCCTCCTGCGTGAAACCTGTCAACGTAATATCAAACCCGCTATCGGCAAGTTCTGTCAATTCCAGCGACAGAAGGTTGTTCTCCCACCCTGCATTGAGTGCGAGTTTGTTGTCAGCCAAAATGTAAGCCTTCCGCTGCGTCTCCGTCAGGTGGCTTAAGCGTAGGCATGGGACTTCTGACAGGTTGAGTTTCCGCGCTGCCATCACCCTGCCGTGGCCAGCAATGATGGTGTCGTCCTCTGCTATCAGAACAGGGTTGTTGAACCCGAACTCTCGTATGCTCGCAGCAATCTGTGCTACCTGCTCGTCTGAGTGTGTACGAGCGTTGTTGGCATACGGTATCAGCTTGTCGATGCTGATTTTTTCTATCATTCCGACTCCTAATGGGTCATCGGCTTCTGTTACGAATGAACTGGTCAACCTGTAGGTCGCCTTTTTGCTCGGCAGTTGGAGCGAATAACGCCCGTGTTCTGCTGTCGGTCGTTGTCGGCTCGCACAGGTAATAGACTGCGAAACTGTTGCGGGTGACATCTGACGGACAGGTCAGTGGAGCAGGTAATCCGTGCCAACTGCCTCTAGTGTCGAAGATTATCGCACGATTGAACTTAGGTTCAACTGTCTTTACCAACGTATCAGGATCGCTGTACAACCCGAGATGCCCACCCCATTCTGGCTTCCATCCTGGCGTCAGGTAGACGATCAGGTTGAGCCTTCTTTGAAAGTGCAGCTTAGGATGCAGGTTGTAATCTAAATGAACGTTTAATTTGCCGCCTCTGCCGTGCTGGTGCAGTCCACCACCGTGCAAACCTAAGTCTGGGATCAGTTCTTCGCCTGTCAGGTTTTCCAGTATCTCTGTGAAATACGGGCTGAGCAGGTTCTGGAAGGCTTTGTACGTCTCAGGCTTGAAGTGATGCCAGTCGTTGCACGTTTGCTTGACCTCCAGCGGATTGTCGTAGCGGAACCAGCAGGGATCGTCTTTAGCAGGGAACTCTCTGGCTAGGCTTATCGCGTCTGAGAAGAAATCGTCTATCACGCAATGCCAGAACGGATGCGTGTCAATTACCACTTTACTTTGTTAGACCAGTAAGCAGCCGACATCTTGCCCTTAGCAATGTTTTCAGCGTGACGGGCCTTGAATGACTCTCGGCGTTTGCGGTCAGCAGCAGACTCGCTTTCTCGCTTAGGACTGCCAGACACACCCTGCTGGCCGAACCGAATCAGTTTTACCTCGTCGCCAGACTTTGCCAGCACAGCATGACTCTTGGTCGGATGACCAGGAGTGCGCTTAGGCTTGTTGTAGCCAGCGAACGATTCTGATCCGCGTTTAATCATCGTCCATCATCCCAGCAATCTTGATGACGATTCCACCCTTACCCTTAGCCTGCTGGCCTAGCCATTTCTTGCAGACCATATCCTCTGAGCAGACGAAATCCAGTTGAGCACAGTAGCCCATGTCCTCGGCTTCGTCTTCCATGCCCTTAGCGATACCGTTTTCAAGACAACCCTGAATCTCATCCGTCTGGACGAACGCAGCACAGTTCTCGCACTTGTACTCTGCGTCCTCTCCGGCTTCCATGTAGTCAGCCTTTTCGACTGCCTTCTGCTTGTTGGCGTCGTTTAGATCAGCATCGCCAGTGACAATGGGACATTTCATTTTTTGCTCGGCAGCTTGGAGTACGGGGTCTTTTGCTTGCTCATGAACTCTTTGGCTGTCGCCATCGGGATGCCAACTTTGTTGGCAAACCCTTTCGAGTGAGCGGCGGCCTGCATGAGTCTGGCTTGTGCTTTAGACACGGCTGGCATGTTAGTCCTCGACGATGTGGGAGAGGTGGCCGATACGTCCGCGAACCCCTATTCTACCCGTTTCATGCAGAATGTCACGAGGCAGAAACTTGTAGAAACCATGCTCCAAGTCAAACACTTTGCCAGCATCCCACTGACTGTGGAAGAACTTTTCTGATTCCTCTAGCGTGCTAATCATCTGCGGAATGACTGTCTGGCAGAACGAATATAGCCGAGTCATCAGCATTCCGTCCGTCCCAACCTGCTCCAGCGTGTAGCCAGTCTGCCTGGCTGTCGCAAACGTCGCCTTGTTGGCCGGATGCGCCTGCAAGTCGAAACCGTCAGTCAACACATATCGACCGGAAACTTTGAATATGTGACTGTAGAGCGTCGGAATCCATTTAAGCGCGTCTATCGTTACACGATGCTCGATAGCATTTTTGACGTAAGCGACATCACGTTGCTTGTCGTGGATGTCTTTTATCCACTGCTGACCCCAGAACGGGAATATCTTTACTCGCGGAAAGTAAATCTTCTGCGGTTCGTAACTTGATTCCAGCAACCAGATGCTCGCCATCGGCACTTTGTTGTGAATCGACTCCAGCGTTTCTGCCGTTTCCTGAAGTCTAACGGGGTCACCGTTAATGGCTGACGTTACGAGAAACAGGATCACCACTTCCCCCTGGTACTCTTAAATTCCTGACTGCCGAATACCAGCCCACCGTCATACGGCAAGCCAGCAAAGTGCGTCGGACAGAAAAACTGACTCGGGAACACAACAAGGTCACGATACCGGTGCTCGTGAAACGTCATCGTCAACCTCGTCGGCCCACAGAACTCCCACGCCATCAGTTCCCCAGGCTCATCCTTCGACAGGTCATCCACGATCTGCCCGATGAACGGGCTCTCCGGCTCTGCACCAACCGCAGCGTTCGACAGTAATCCTGGTCGCAGCAACTCCGATTCCGACGTAGCCCAGCATCTAGGCTCTAGCATCCAGTCAGGAATAGCCCTAGAAGGCTCCAGATCGGCGTCTAACGCGATTCCACCGTGTCGGTATAGGATCTCCCACCTCATACAGTCTGCAACGCCGCATAGCTCGCGTTTCCAGTAGTGCTGCATATGCTTGGCAAGCACCCAACCTGAGGAGAGGTCTTTGTTGCCCCACAGCATGACTTGAAAGTCAGGGTTGAGCGTAGCCCAGCGCTTGATGGTTTCGGCGGGAGTTTTGGATTCGTCGCCCACCCAGACGAAGTGAAGGATGCGCGGGATCACAAAAAAATCCCCCTACACCGGGGGAGAATCAGGGCGGAGACGCTCACAGTTTATCGGTTTCCTGTTGGATTGCAATCTGTTTCGCGCACAGGCGAGCGTCAGCGGCTATTTGTAGTGCCAATTCTATGGCTGAATCTGCCTCTTTTTTTAGGAGCAATGAGTGCATCTTCGTCAGATTCATCTTCATCGTCAGGTACGTCGTAATCCAGTCCTGCATATTTGCTACTCCAGAGTTTGTAGTTTTGCCGCATAGCTCTGCGATCATTCTCGTCGAACCCGGCTACTTTGCCGCCAGCCATATTGTTCATCAACATCAACACTCGCTTACGGAAAGCGTCGGGAGCGCAGTCTAACGCTTCTAGGTAACCGTCTGAATCGTCAGTGAACAGGAATCGCGCTGCTGATCGGGCTTCTGGCGTCATCCGTGCTCCTTTTTTGATCGGGATCGGACGGTGCGTCAGATCGCGGATGGCAAGGGTGACAACATGAGTAAGCAGACGGTGTTCAGGCAAGTCCACGTTTCACCTTTTCTATTGCGCGGTTAATCCAGC